CATCAATACTTTTGCCAAAGTTTTCAGGATCCATCATTAACTGTTCTACTTTTTCTAAATCAACATCTTTTTGTTTAAGAGCTTTTTCTGCTCTTGCTATTCCTGACATGAGGTCGTCATCAGGTGTTTTTATTTGTCCTTGATCTATTCCTTTTCTGATAGCATCTAAACCTGACTCTCCTGATCTACCGAACGGTAACATCTCATCTTCCGCCATTTCGTCGTATATACTTCTAGGTCTGGTCATGGCGGCTCCCCCTCCTTCAATCACATCTTCTAAAAGTTCATCACTTGCACCCATTTGTATTTTAGATTGTAGATAAGCTTGCAGTGTTACGTCATCATCCATTCTCATTCTTTTTGGGTCATTGGGTAGGTAGGCTTCGTTTGCCCTGTTGATTATAGACTGTCTAGCCGCTTCAGGTGATGTGCCTGCTTTGTTTGCTAGGTCTTGAAGTATGTCATCAACTGAACTGTCTTTTGTAATTTCTAAAACCTGAGCACCTCTTCTAGGTTCACCCACATCAGTAAGTTGTCTTTCTATTCTTTTTAAAACTTCCAACTGCTCATCTATTCTATCTATGTCCCGCTGAACCACTTGTGATGCATCTTGTAGCGCTTGAGTTATTTCAGCTTTTGTTGCTGGTGGAATTTTTTTATCAGACGATGTAACTGTTTTTCTAAGTAGGTTAGTTACAAATTTTAAAAACTCTTGTAAAGCTTTGCTCATTAATAATACGTCCTTTGCTGGTGGGATACAGGCTCATCTTCATAATCTTCTGGATGTTCCACAAAGCCACCTTGTCTAAATCTCATTACGGCTTGAGTCATGCTATCTACCAGGTCATCGTGTTCACCTAGTGGAAATGCAGCGCACTCCTCTATAACCTCTTCAGCAAACTTACGGTTTGGATACCAAACCATGCCCGCCTCGAATATTGGCGCAACAGCGTTTACTCTAGTATGTTTATCATTTCCACGACTAGGTGTAAAGTTAATAACCGGTATGCCCATCTGCCTAAGTTCGTACGTAAGCGGGAGCCCCGATGCTTTGGCCTCGACTATGACGGTTTCTGGCTGCCAATAGTCGTATTGTTCCTTAGCCACTCTGCGTAATTCGGGGAACTCGTATCGGTCTTTTACGACGTCAAGAAGTATAATATTAGCCTCACCTTCCTCGTTTGGATAGAATATACCCCAGGTTGTAATAGCAGAATAGTCCGATGTTTCTTTCTTCATGAAAGCTGTATCGTAGGATTGTATGACATGTGCAAGAG